ATAAACTTTAACAAGTAAAAATATTTTATCATGACATGTCAAATCCTATACCAAAAATTTTAGAGTGGTTACATAAACTTGCATCTGACGAAAATGGTTCTCCATCTTCAAAAAGAGTAATTGGAATTTTATCTAGTTTATCATTGATTTTCGTTTTACTTTATAGTAGCATACATGAAATCAAACCACTAAACGATACAATTGTCAACGCAGTAGCCTTACTAGCATTTGGTTGTCTTGGATTATCTTCAGTTGATAAATTTACAGCAATTAAAAAACAAATTAAAGAAGCAACTTCTAATAAAACAGAAGAGGCAGCAGAAAATACAACCAATTAATTATGGCAAAGATTACTAAAATAGGCCAAAAAGGTCTAGACCTAATTAAATCATTTGAGGGACTTTACTTAAAACCTTACTTGTGCCCAGCAAATGTACCAACAATCGGATACGGTAACACGTTCTATGAGAATGGCAATAAAGTTACTTTAAAAGATCCAATAATTACAGAAGCACGAGCAATCGAATTATTAATGTCTGAATTAGGAATGTATGAACAAAAAGTAGATTCTTATTGCGTTGATACTATTAACCAGAATCAATTTGACGCATTAGTAAGTTTTTGTTATAATGTAGGTCCAGGAAACTTAAAATCAAGCACTTTACTTAAAAAGGTTAATGCTAATCCAAACGATCCGACTATTAGAACTGAGTTTTTAAAATGGAATAAAGGAGGAGGCAAAGTACTTGCTGGTTTAACTAGACGCAGAACTGCTGAAGCAAATCTATATTTTTCATAATGTCAGATAATCAAACGCCAACTCAAGGATTTATAGACGTATTCGTTAGTAAATTAAAAGAACAATCCTTTACTATTGTAATTATGCTAGCCGTAATTTGGTATCAAGGAGTGATGATGGAAGAGCGCGTAGCATATTGGCAAAAGTTATATGAAGAACAAAAAACGTATATTCAGCAAACTGACAAAGAAGATAAACAAATCCTCTTAGATCGAATCAAGTATCTTCAAGAACAACAAGACAAATACGTGCAAGATGCACTAGAAGAATCAAAATCAAAGTAATAATACATGTACACTAAAGAACAAATCGAAGCGGCTGTTAAAGCAAAAAAATACGTATGGTTCAATGACGATACAAATAAGGGTTATGATGTTAATATCGTAGGTGTTAGAAATAATGCAACTGCAATTGCTGACAAAGTAACTAATGTATTTGATGATTTTATGACCCTATCTTTTAAAGAAGGTGGTGTTTGGAAATTCTATCAATGGGCAATTACAACCGATCCTGGAACAAAAGCAGTTAAAGAATTTTCAAATCCAAATGGAGTTGCAAGAGTAGTTCCTGGTCAATATAGAGGAATGTGGGCCGTTGGTTTACATCAAGGTAAATATGAGGCAATGCGCCAAATTGCTCCAGTAAAAGTATATCGTGATAAAAACAAGGATATGACTTTTAATGAAACTATCATACAAGAAGGTATTTTTGGAATTAACGGACATAGATCTAACCCGAAAACCGAATCTGCTTATGTAGAAAACTGGTCAGAAGGATGTCAAGTATTTAAGAGAGTAAAAGATTTCAATGAATTCATGGGACTTATTAATAAGGCTAAAGCAATTCATGGAAACGCGTTCACATATACATTAATCGAATCTACGGATATTAAAACAAGCTAATATGGCCTTACCCTGCCCAAGTTGTCAAACTCCTCTAGGAATAACATTAGATTTTATTGTTAAGAATCCTATGTCAGTTTGTCCAAATTGCCAAACTGTATTTAATTTTGCAGTAAGCGATGAAATTATCGAATCATTTAAAGAAGCTCTACAAGAAATTGAAGACATTAAAAAACAATATAGTGGTTCAGTTAAATTTGGCTAAATCATTAGATATATACTATAATAATCTAAAAACAAACATTAAATTATGGCAGCAGATATTTCAGCTCAATTTACCGGTCTACCTATTGAAGACCTTATTGTTTCTCCAATTGTCGGTATGGCGAAAGGTCAAGCAAAATTAAACGATGTAACATGGAAGTACATCAACGAAGTAGCATTCGTAAAAGACAAAGATGGTAATGCAACTGCACGTTCATTAGACGTACAAATGCAAAGAGTTATGACCGATCCTACTGATGGATCTCAAACAGTTAAAACTCTTTATTCTAAAGTTCCTATGTTACCTTTAGTTCCACTTCCAGCATTGGCAATCACATCTGCTGATATTGCTTTCACAATGGAAGTTAAAACATCAGAAGTTAACAAAGATTCTTCAGATAGTTCTGGTAGCTTTAGTGCAACCGCATCTGGTGGATTTTGGGGTATGAAATACTCAGCTACTATGTCAGGAAGCGTTGCAACTCATAAAGAAAACACAAGAAGCACTGATAATTCAGCTAAGTATGAAGTAAAAGTACACGCTGAGCAATTACCACCGACTGAAGGTATGTTGAAACTTTCTGATTACCTAACTCAAATGTTAGAGCCATCATTAATCGAGCCTTCTAAGAACGCTAACGGTCC